AAATAGTATGCGTATTATTCGGTTTATCGTGCTCATAGGTTTCTAAAATAATAACCGTCACTTTCAAAGTAGTCATACATTAGTTCACGTGCTGCATGTTCCCAGTCTATGCACGAATACGGCCACTGTATGCTTTTGTTTGTCTCCATGAATTGCGTTTCCTCTGCCGTACGGAGTGCAAACTCTACATCACTCTCAAATTCTCCTGCATATGCTTCTTCTACTATTTCTCTTGTTGTATATTTCTCGCCTACATCATCTATGTATGCTTGATATACATCCTCACTATATGAACCTTCTTCTGCCATTTGTTTTGCTGTTGTTGTTTGATACATATTTATGCGTTTATGTAATTTATAAATTTCTCTCTGTTAAAGCTTGGATTGTCTGCTTTTAGCATGTCAACAAATAATTCTGCGATTCTTTCCCCTTTTGCTTCTCTCTGCCTAATGTCTTTTAATACATTCGCGATTTTAATATAATCTTTCTTGGTCATATAGATATAGTTAATTTATAAATAGTAACATATTAATATAGTACTATATTAGTATACTGATGTCAAGTGTATATATACTATTTAGACACATAAATACATAAATATATGTATTTAATACGTAAATAATTGTTTGATATAATATACGTATGGGAAGAACCAAAACAATACCCGACAAGAACGTTATTATAGCCTCGGCAAAGGCTCTACGAGATGCTGAGTATTCATATAGGGAGATTGCAAAGAAGCTAAATATAAGCCCACAAACAGCTTATACTTACGTAAAAATGACTGACGAAAATCTAACGCAACTAGCAAACGCAATAAAGAAACACTGGCAGATACGGGACTTTAAGATTGCAGAACTGGCAGCAGATAAGATTCAAGAAAAGATAGATCTATTCAAGCCTTATGACCTTACAGGGTTATATAAGATAAGCCGCGAATTACAATTTAACAACAGGCAAGGCAATACAGGCAATAACGTACAGATTAATATCAACACTAACGAACAGAAGGGAATAGTGGAAGTGGAGGAGATAGGCATAGAGGCTGTATAAGTAAGAGAACAAGTACTCTCAAATTGTAATGGGTTATATAAGTAATAGATAAATAGGTAAAGGGTGATATAGCTATATCAACTCTCCCTCTCCGCTTGTTACCCATAGGGTTTAACCCTTCTTTACTGGTTAAGTTACATACAGTCATAGGGTATATATATACCACAATGCATATACTAAGGTTTCATAGGTATAAGTCAACTTATGTTATGTATATACTCAAATAGTTCCTAGAGGCGTAGAAGATCTTAAGTAGTGCCTGCATTTAGTCGTAAGGAAGTTTTTTTAAATAAAAAACGACATCAGTATTGTTTTCACCAAAAGCTCGCTAACGAGAGAAAAGCTGATATTCAGGTAAATACTTTTATGCTACCTATAACGAATATCATTCCATTTTCTGTAATACTTCTTGAGTCTAGTTCCTTTCGGCTATTGACTTGAAGCGCAATAACTTATCTGTCCAAGCGACCTTATTGCTTTAAAGTGCGGTCGCATTATTAAAAAAAAATAAAAAAAATATAACTATCCTTCAGATCTACCACCCGAAAAGGATCGTAACGAGTGGCAGGTCTAAAAAATATTAATCTGTAAACCTACCTTCCAAAAATCATAATACACAACTAATGTACTTTAAGCAATAAGCATTGTGTATAATATATTTTGTATAAAGATTATAAAGAGAAAAAGGATCTTTATTTAGCACATGAGTGATAAAAAAACTTACTATAAAGCTCAATCTAAGCAGGCTCTGTTTCATTTCTCAAAAGCTGATGAGGTCTTATATGGAGGGGCAGCAGGAGGGGGCAAATCATATTCCATTCTTTGGGATGCGGTACTGAAAGCAATGAAGTATAAGAACGCACGTATAGGTATATTCAGACGTAAGTTTCCCGAACTAGAGAAGTCCATTATCCTTGAGTTTCTCGAACATGTACCTAACCATTGGTACAACTATAATAAAAAGGAACACAGAGCCTACTTTAAGCAAACTGGTGCGCTTATAGAGTTTAATCATTGTCAGCTTGAGACTGATGTATATAATTATCAGTCAGCACAGTATGACTTCATGTACTTTGATGAGCTTACCCATTTTACTGAATATATATATACTTATCTCAATTCTCGGTGCAGGTCTCCTAAAGGGTATCCTTCACAAATTAAGTCTGCTTCAAATCCTGGTAATATCGGACATCATTGGGTTAAGTCTCACTTTATAGATGGCTCTACCCACAATGTATTAACAAAACGTAATAATCCAGTATCAGGGCGTGATTTCTCTACCTGTTTTATACCAGCACGTGTATATGACAACTCATATATCATGGAGAATGATCCTAAGTATGTATCCCGACTTCTTGGTATTAAAAACGAATCTGAACGTAAGGCACTCCTTGATGGAGATTGGGATTCATTTGATGGACAGTACTTTAAGGAATGGGCGTATGACGTACATGTAGTTGCACCATATAAAATTCCCGACTACTGGACACGTATAAGATGCTTAGACTGGGGTTATGCAAATCCTACTGCGGTACTCTGGATTGCTTTTTCTCCAAAGGGTGAAGCTATTGTATATAAGGAGCTTACGATGACCCAAAGTACGATAGAACAAATAGCGGCTGAGATTCTCTCTATGTCAGGTAAAGAGAGAATAGACTACACAATGGCTGATCCTTCGCTTTGGAGTATCAATCAGTATGAGCGAGGTGAATCAGTGGCTATGAAGATGACACAACTTGGTGTACAGATGCTCAAGGCTGATAATAATCGTTTAGCTGGTTGGAACACAATACACTCATATCTATTCCATGAAGAAGATAAGGGACCACGTATGAAGATATTTGAAACCTGTTACGACCTTATTAAATCACTGCCCGGACTTGTGCATAATAAACGAAAGCCAGAAGATGTAGATACCGATGGAGATGACCATCATTCTGATGCACTTAGATATGGTTTGATGTCAAAGCCTATACCAAATCAAAAACCACTAGATCGTGCGCCACATAAATCATTTGAGTTTTGGATGAATAAAAGTAGAGAAGATAGATTAGAAGGAGCGTATGTCGGAAGATTATAAATTACACATTGAATATGTATGTCAGTAATACAACGGAATGATCCAAACATTAAAATTAGTTTTGAAAAATCAGTCGAGAACTTCATCATGCAAAACTTTAAAGATTGGAAACACTTTTCAGTTACGGCAGAGATACGAAGGTATAAGGCTTCAGAGCAGGCTGATATTGCTTATCAGGTTGGAAATAAAATACCACGACGTGTTGAAGTTTATTTCAATGGTGAATATCTTCTTGACATCACCGAAGGTATGTCGCATGGCGAAGCACTTGCAGGAATAAATTATCGTTTACTCGTTCATTTTGGAGGAGGAAGGGAAGCACACAGTGGGCAACCAGTTAAAATCTATACATAATAAAGCTAACTATGGAAAATATAATCAAAGAACCATCTGACGGATGGACACAATACGAACGAGCTATAATGCGTGAATCAATAGTATCAATCTATAAAATAATAGATGATCCTCTTGATAAGTTTATCTTATGTGTAACCTTTGAAGGTGGTTATACGCAAGATGAGGCAGGGCGTATGCTCGGCATTAGTCAAGTGGCTGTTCAAAAGCGTTTAAAGAAAACACTAACATATGTTCGAGGGATGAAGTGTAAGTTAAGTTAAGAAGTTATAAAAAAGAACTTTTCTCTATAATATATATATATGGTAAAAAAATCTGATACCGATGGCGACATCCTTAAATTACTCAACTCCCGATCTAATATTGCAAAGGCATTTTCAAAAGATTGGGTTGATAGTGTGAAGAAGTGGATGAAAGACTATGAAATAGAATCTTTAGATGAAATAAACTTTACCGACCTTCATAATAAAATACAAATACCGTATATCTTTTCTACTATTGAATCTGGTCTTCCTGCTATGTTTGAACGTATGCCTAATATCATAATGAAGCAACGAGGAAAGCTTGATCGTGATTTTACTGTATTTGCAGATCAAGTTTGGAGCTATGTATCAGAAAGAATGAAACTTGAAGATAAGATTGAAGATTTGGGAATGTCTTTTATGATTACTGGTATGGGCTTTGCTAAGTGGGGGTGGAATCTTGAAACAGAAGAGATTGATGGTGAACCTGAAATTGTTGAAATAACAAACGATGACGGAACTGTTATAGGACAAGAACAAATTGCACAGAAAATTCAAGTGGCTATAAAAGATGATCCATTCTTACGGATCTTCTATCACGATGAGATAACATTCTCACCTGATAGTAAATTTGTTACGGATGACAATGAGAATGAAATTCCCTACATTATATGTAAAACTAAAATGTCGCCTGAAGAAATTGAGGCAATATATAAAGTAAAAATACCCGATGCAGATAAACTTGATTTAGATATGTCGCAATATGAAGATAGCATAAAAAACAATATTCTTGATAAGAATGACATCAAGCGTGCCAATGTATATGAATACTATGGAATATTGCCAAAACAATATGCAAATGATCCAAGTTGGAGATTCTCAAAAAACTACTACGTGGTATTTTCTAAAAATAAAATCCTAAAGAAACCAGAGGAAAAAGATAAGAAGCCAACACTCATTCTCGGAAACTATGGTCTACCAAATAAGTTCTTTAAGTTTGGAGAGCCAAAAGTCCTTCGAGAGCTTGAACAAGACGTATCACTCGGAAGATCACGCATGATGGATATCCGTGATAAGCATGGTACAAAGATTGCACTATCTTCAACAACCGAAGTAGATATTGCATCCTTGAAGCGCCCTGCTGACTTTACGATACTAAAGTTTAATGGTCCAAATCCTCCACAATATTTAACACCGCCTCCTATATCGGAATCTATAATGATGGCGTTGCAACAGTCCAGACAAGATATACAGATGGCATCAGCACAGCTTGATCTATCACGTGGTGGATCACAATCTGTAGTAAACACCGCAACAGGACAGAGTATCTTTGCTGAAGCAACACAGAAACGTAACGCACGAAAGAAAAAGAAGATTACAAAGTTTATTAAAGCGATAGCAGTAAATATACTTACCTTATGCGCACAAAATTGGGATATAGAGAAATTCTCTAAGATTGTTGATATGGCTCCTGAAGAGATAGAACAACGTGGCTTTATTGAAAAGCTTGGTAACATCGGTGAAGACTACGACATAGTTATTGAGATTGAATCAATAAGTACTAATAAAGAAACAGTAGCAGCACAAGCAATAGCATTATATCGAGAAGTAAAAGAAGACCCACTTATAAATCGAGACGAGGTGTTGAAAGAAGTATTGAAGATTGGCTTCAATGTATCAGACTTTGATAGATTCCTATCTTCGGAAGTATCACCTGAACAGATAATGAAGATGCTTGAGTACATGGTACAAAATCAGATACTCGATCTTGAATCCGCTAGTATGCTCGCACAGAAGGTTGGGACAATGAATCAGCAAGGTAGTACACCAAATCAAGGTGGTAGACCAGCAACACAAGACCCAACATCAGTCGTTAAAAATTCGATGCCAGCGGCAAATCAAACACAGCTAACAGCACAAACACAAGCCGCAGGACAACAGGCTAATCAGCCACGATAATCATGGATTTTTTTACAGGACTATTGGCTAAAATTAAGCGTAAAGTAAGTGGACAAGAATCAACAGAATCTACTAAAAAGGTTTTGGATTACGAGCGTGCAGTACGAGTACGTAATTTAAGAGCCGATAATCAGTTTAGAGATCAACCTAATTTAGCTTCTCCTAAAGATTATGTATATAACGGACTACAAGAAGATAATTTTATTCAAAAAGTAAAGAATATCCCACGTGCAACTACAACACCAAGTCCAACGAGAGTTCCTAGCAAAGCTCCTACTCGAATGCCAACACGAACACCTACTCCTACTGTTAATCCGCAGGATTGGGAAGAGTTAAAAACATTTTTTGCTAATGAAGCTGATAAAAGAGGTTATAGTAAATCTGCATTAATTAGTCAAAAAGCAGTAGAAAGCGCACGTGGAAAATCAGATTTTGCTGTTAATCGTCAGAACTATGGAGGAATTGGTGCAAGAGATTCTGATCCAAATCAGGCTTTATCTTTTAAAAATCCCGAAGAGTATATGGATTATTATGACAAGATGATCCAAAAGAATTTTCCTGAAGCGTATAAGGTGCGTAACGATCCTATTAAGTATCTTACATCATTAAAAAAGGGTGGAAGAATTGGCGTATATGCAACTGATCCCCAATATGTAGAAAAAATTACTAACACACCAGAATATAGATACTATGACAAGTAATCGAAAATATGAAAAACGTGGCGATTGGGTTAATAAAGGAAATGACTTTAAACCCGATAATCCTTTATGGGATAAGTGGGAGAATGAAAAAACAGGTGAGCATAGTCAAAAAGTAATTAATCCTGAAATCATTATGGATTCTTCAAATTGTAATCACAATTATAAACCCCTAGATAAAAGAGGAGATGTTCAATGCGCAACTTGTGGAATTGGTACTAAGATAATATTCCCCTATGAACTGATAGATGGCAAGATACAAAAAATGAAATTAAACGTAGCTTCATAATAGGATATTCTTCTACTTGGTTATAATTCTTCAAAATCCTACATACAATGTATATATTACTAATTAGAGCAATCTCTCAAAGCAAAACTCATTAGAGTAATTTGCATAGAGAACTCAATAATTATATGACCGAACCTATAGATGTGGATGTAGATCCACAAGATGATAATACACAGGATATAGACCCTGTAGAACAGATTGTAGATTCTCCCGAAGGTACAGATGTTGATCCAGTAGACGGACAAACAACAGATGTAACTCCAAAAGAATTTGATCCTGTTCAGTACGTTGATAGTTTAGATTTACCTGATGACCAAAAAGAGGCTTTACGCTCTGGTTTTCTTCGACAAGATGATTACACTCGTAAAACTCAAGATATTGCTCAGAAGCGAAAAATCTTTGAACAATGGCAGCCTGTTATTGAACGAATAGCTTATAACCCAGACTTATATAAACAAGTGATGGGTGAACAAAATGTTCAGCAACAAAAGCCAAAGGATGAAGATTTGCCGCAAGATCCGAAGGAATATGCTCAATATGTCAAGAATCAAGCTGTAGAAGAAGCTATGGAAAGAATGCGTAATGAGACATCTCAAAATGCAGATTACCAACAAGCGGAAACACTTGATACAAGATTACAGAGTATTAAACCTGAAGACAAAACTTTCCAGCGAATAATCGCAGGAATGATAGCACAAGATTCTGAATACATACGTGGACAGAAAACTGCTACTCAAGCAACAAAAGAAGCTCTTGATTCATACAATCAGTATTTAGGTACTGTGCGTAAGCAAACACAAGATGATATTAATCTAAAGGTACAAAATAAACGACACGTAGCTCCTAACAGAACATCAAATGCGAATACGTCGCAAGCTCAACCCGCAAACATTTGGGAAGCTTACGAACAAGCACTTGCTGAAATGGAAGGAGAGTAAGCATTACAAATTAATTTAATTTTATGGCAGACGTAAATTTAGGGTTACTGCTTTCTACCACGCTCAAAAAGCACCGAAAGACTTTAACCGACAACATCCATAGATCTAATGCGATCTTTTACATGTTGAAAGAAAAAGGCGCAATTACTATTGAGGATGGTGGAGAACGGATCGTTGAACCTCTTATGTATGGTAAAAACGAAACCGCAGGTTCGTATTCAGGATATGATCTCTTAGATACAACCCCACAAACTGGTATTGATTCTGCTGAATATACATGGAAACAGTATTCAGTATCCATCACCATTTCTGGTGAAGAGGAAAGAAAAAATTCTGGTAAGCAAGAAAGAATCATAAAGATTCTTGATGCACGGACAAAGCAGGCAGAAATGTCGCTTATTGAGAAAATGACAGCTGGTCTATTTTCAAATGGTACAGGTAATAGTGGAAAAGACCTAACTGGTCTTAAAGCTATGGTACTTGATTCTGGTACGTATGGTGGAATTAATTCCAGCACATACGACTGGTGGAGAGCAGTCATAGATAGTACGAGTGAAGCTCTTTCAATTGAAGACATCAGAACGAACTTTAATAGCGTATCACTTGGAGGGAAAGATACTCCTAATTTGATCGTTACGACACAAACTTTGTTTGAAAAATATGAAGGCTTCTTGACAAATGTTTCGACAACAAATATTTCAGGAGCTTTTCAAACACAATCTGTAGGAGAGAAGAAACTTGGAGATGTTGGATTTCAGACTCTTGTGTTTAAAGGAACACCTATCGTATGGGATGAGTTATGTACACCCCTACATTGGTATCACTTGAATCTTCGTCATATGAAACTTATAGTTCATAAAGAAGCAAATTTCAAGACGACTCCTTTCATGAAACCTGAAAACCAAGATGCACGTGTAGCACAAATTCTCTGGATGGGAAATATCACGTGTGATCGCAGATCATCCTTTGGAGCCTTGACAGCAAGAACATAATGATCGTAGAATAGTAATTGGCGTGGCAGTGGTTACTCGTTTTTACGAGTAGCCACAAGCCAAAATTATAAATTGCTTTCTAAAAAAAACGGTATCGCAAGATATGTCAGTGAAACGCCTAGAAAGGTAAAATAAAAGAAAGTATGTTGTTCAAAAGAATTAATAGGGATACACCTGAAAATGTGTTTGTTCCTATATATAACGTTCAGGGCGCTACCATCACAACGGGGCGTGCTGTTTCTTATCAGTTAGGCGTATCAACTGATGGCGTAAATGCTGTCATTGCAGATGCGGCTGCTGATTATCCCGGCTTCATAGGAGTTGCAAAGAGTGATATCCCAGCAAATGACTATGGATTGGTACAAGTTGGTGGGTTTGTTGCATCAATCTGGATTTCCAATGTTGGAACTTCTATTACTGTTAATGCAGCTGATCCTCTAGTACCTTCTGTCGGTGGATTTATGTCAGCAGCACCAACGTATGCGAACTCAGGATTCAAATTCCTACACGCATCGAATGTGCCTGTTGCTATTTCAGCAGGTGGATACATGTCGGGATTGATAAAGCTAGTGTAATAGAGTAAACTACTATTGTGCACCTGATGCCCTAGTGTAAAAGCTAGGGCATTCGGTATTTTCTGCTATATAATATATATGGATCTATATCAATCACTTGAAACTGATCGTATTATTTCTTCAAGAGATATACAAAATGGAGTTTGTAAAGGTGAAAGAATTGTTAGTTATTATGGATCTATCTTCTTTTATTATTTATCTCAATTCAAATGCGCGATAAGCGACTTCATCCAAAAGTATTAAAGGTAGCCATTGGTATTCCAAATGAAGGTCATACCTTACCTGAATCTTATGATAACCATTTGATTGTTTCTTTTCATCTTGGGACTATGCAGGAGAAATGGAAATATGAAAAACGTGATCCTTGCTACGAATTTTATTGGTTTACTACTGGACGACTTCTAACTCCTATCGCACGTGAAAAACTACTTGAAGAAGCTATAAAAGGTGAAATGGATTATCTATTTATGTATGATGATGACATGGTACTACCAATAGATATGTTTGAAGCCATGCTTAAAGATATGGAAGATCATCCCGAAATAGATGTACTTGCGCCACTTGCGTTTATGCGTAATCCCCCACATTTTCCCGTAATCTATAATGCTAAAGAAGGATATGATAAAAAGTTACATACTCGATATGTAATAAATCAAGTAGTAAAAAATTACCCTAAAGATAAGCTGATTGAAGTTGAAGCTACAGGATTTGGCGCAGTCTGTATACGCATGAGTATTATTCAGAAGATGCAAGAACCATACTTCTTTAATCTCACTCGTTCGGGTGAAGATATACATTTCTGTTTCAAAGCACGTCATGAAGCAGATGCACGTATATTTGTAGATACTCGTATAAAGTTAGGGCATCTTGCCAATCCACAGATTGTTGACGAAGAATATTACGAGAAATACATTAAAGATAATGATATAGAGCTTCCTGACGTTCCACATCGTTATAACTTATATGGAAAAGATGAACCATCTGATTGATATAATCATCCCAAGTTTCAATAACCCACAGTATTTAGGACCCTGTGTTACTTCAATCTTGAAAAATTATGCTACTCCTAATCTCTGTAGGATTATTATCGTTAATAATGGTGATCCCGAAAGCATAAATATAGATGATAAAAGAGTTACAGTTATTCACAGCAAGAAAAACTTAGGATGGGAGGGTGGACTTAAACGAGGTCTTGAAGAATCAAAGGCAGAGTTTGTCGTATTTATGAATGATGATACGTACATACCTACATCTTCTCGTTTATGGTTAAATACATTATTACAGAACTTCAAAGACCCATCTACAGGAGCAGTCGGACCGTCTTCAAATGTAGTCATGGGATCACAGAATATATTTGTAGATGTTGAATATCACATATATCCAGCCACGTTTCTCATTGGATTTTGTATGATGCTACGGAGAAGTGCACTTGATAAGGCTGGTGGGATCGATGCTGGTTTGCCGGGAGGCGATGACTTTGATTTATCTATACGACTTCGCAAAGCAGGATACAGATTGCTTGTTGATAGGACGGTCTTTGTATATCATCATGGCTTCACAACAGGTAATAAGGTGCATGGCGATTATACAATAAAAGGTGGTTGGAATTCATTTGAGTTCAAAAGTGAAGTCGATACAGCGCTTATACAAAAGCACGGATTTAAAGAATGGTGGAATACAATAAATGGAATAGCATTTATATTACTTGCAGAAAAAATATGAAAAAACTACGAATAGCCATATATTACTCCGTATCGTTCGGTCGAAATGATGGCGCACCATTATATTATTTCAACCAGTTACAAAAACTCAAAGACGTTGATGTTGTACATCTGATACCAGAAGGTGATACGAGTGATTTTGGTAAGTTTGATTTACATTTTTGGGTAGATTGGGGCGAAGATGGACTACCAGTAGATCATAACTGGATGCCACCTAAAGATGGTGGGAAAACTATATATATCGTATCTGATACGCACATCGCAAAAGAAGGAAAAGAATATCGCTTTAATCGAGCTAGAAAGTTTGATTATGTATTCTTCAATCAGTCCCGAGCTTGTAATGAATTTGGATCGAAAAAGAATACATTTTGGCTTCCACATGCGGTAGAACCACAAGCCTATCCTAAATTTGATATTATCAAAAAGTATGACGTTGCATTTATAGGGCATTTACAAGAAGTAGAAAACTATAACAAAATGAACAGAGTAGAGGCTCTTGACAAGCTATTTAATGCTTTCCCTAACTTCTATTTTGGTACACGCAATTCGGGATATCCTGAAAAGAATATGTTTGAACATGCAGCTAAAGAGTTCTCAAAGTCAAAGATTATATTCAATATCTCAATAACTGATGATATTAATATGCGTGTATTTGAATCAATGGCTACAGGGTCAATGCTACTCACGAATGAGTTACCCACTTTATCAGCGTTCTTCAAAGATAAGAAGCACTTGGTAACGTATGATAGTTATAAAGATATGATTGAAAAGGTACAATATTATATTGATAACGATGAGGAAAGAGAGAAAATAGCTTTAGCAGGATATACTGAAGTTATCAAGCATCATACATATCAAATGCGTATACAAGAGATATTTAATCTCTTACACGTAGATTATAAATTCAAATAATTATATGGCAAATCCAGATTTTATTCCTGAAGGTGAAGATTCTGCTTATCAGAGTGGCAGTTACAAAGATTTTGTTCCTACTGTTGAGCCAAGTGCACCTGAAGAAATTAAAAAAGAAATTGAGGAAGTGGTTGTAGAAAAAAAGAAACGTAAACGAAGAAAAAATAAATAAGTTATAAAAACGGTACTTCATATCTACAATATGTATATATGGCAGTATCAACAAAAACCGCAAACGATATTCAATTAGACTTAGCGTACCGATTAGGAGAATCATCTATTCCAAGTTCAACATCAGAAGCAAATAGGCGTTTATCATGGATTAAAGAAGCAGTTAATATTGTTGTTGGTGGAGAACGACTATATTGGTTTATGCAACTACGCACGACTGATGCAGTAATAGCTGATAAAGAAGATTATGCGTATCCTCCAAATTACCGCAAAATGATTTCCCTTCGAGTTGATGGATATGAATATGAAAGTGTTGAAAAGGATGAAGTTTACGAAAAGTTTGAGCAACCTAATTCACCTGTACCAATCCTTCCTGCATATTTAGCGAGGTCTTGGTATGACCTTGATGAAAAGTTTTGGCTTGTACCAATCCCCTCTGCTGCTCCAACAGCCATTGCAATAACCTCTATAACACAATCAGGTGGTACAGCAACTGTTACTAGTACCGCAGCACATGGATATAAAATTAATGATTATGTAACAATAGCAGGAGCAGATCAAGCAGGCTATAATATAAAAGCAATTATATTGACTGTTCCCTCTACAACAACCTATACCTATGCAGTAAATAGTGCTACTGTTTCGCCAGCAACAGGCACATTAACTGCTACAAAAGATAATATTGAACTATGGTATTACCAATACCCAGATACATCATCTTTCACATCGGCTTCTTCAATATACATACCAGACATGTATACGAATGTTATTACTTCTTATGCTGAAGGTAGGTATTGGTCTTCAGCTCATAAGCGAGCAAAATCAGCAGATGGGTTTGCAGAACATGAAACGATGATACAAAAGATAAACGCTGAACAATGGCGAAGAAGTTTTCCAACATATTAAATTATGCCTTTTATAAGTGCCGCACAAGACCAACCAGAGAGATCAGACTATATTATTGGCTTTGCAAAAGGCTTAAATGTCATACAAGATTCAAGTTTAGTTGATGATAAAAATTTGATACAAGCTGATAATTTAGAGCTTGTGGTAGATGGTGTGCAACGAAGAACAGGTACAACTAAAGTATGGGATGAGGGAGGTGGATCATATGTTTATGGTTCAGCTTCTTTTTATAAGCGTGAATCAACTGGTATTACTCGAAGATTCGTACGTATATCAAATGGAAAACTACAATATTTAAATGATGGTGTTTGGTCAGACGTGGGATCAACAGTTTATACAAATACCAATACTGACTTCGTACAAGCACGAAATAGATTATATTCATATAATGGCACAGATAACTTAACCTATTATGATGGTACAAGCATAACTACATATACTGCTCTATCAAATCCCGCTGGAACACCAACAGTAACGCCACAAGGTACGACTGGCTCAGCAGCTTATTCATATGAAGTGTCAGCATTTAATAGTACAGGAGAAACAGCAGGTGGCACAGCAGGTGCGACTGCCACAGGCAATGTTACTCTTAGTGCAACGAATTTCAACAGAATTACATGGACTGCGGTAACAAATGCAGAAGGATATAATATTTGGGGAAGAACAGCTACAGGATATGGAAGGGTTTATATTGCCACTGTTTATGGCGTTGAAACATTTGATGATATAGGTTCAGTAACTTATCCATTAGTTACCTCAAGACTACCTCCTGAGGAAAATAATACTGGTGGCATAAAAGGTAAGTTTGCAGTTTACTCAATAGGTCGTCAATGGGTCAGTGGAGTTACTGATGGTACTACCTATCATCCTACACGTGTTTATTATTCAGGCGTACTTGATAATGTAGATTCATTCGTTGGCGGTGCGTATGGCGGCGGATGGACAGAAGTTAGAAGCCAAGATGGTGGAGAAATTGTTGACTTGATGCCATTTAAAAACGGTGTTCTTGTTTGGAAAACTAATGGACTATATCACGTATATTTTACCGATCAAGGTGCTATTGCGGTAAAAGAGATTACAACATCTCATGGCGGTTGTTCTTTTAGAGGAGCACAAGTTGTGGATAATGACATCATATATATTGGTCAAAAAGACAATTATATTGAAGTATATGCAGTAGGTACACAAGCTCAATATGGTACTGATGAGCTTCGTACAAATAATATATCAGTATTTATTACGAATCATCTAGCTTCGGTAAGTCGCCCATATCTAGGAAATATATGTACCTTTTATTATCAGAATAAATTTGGCTTTACTTTTACTGTTGGGACAAATACGCAAAATGATCGTGGATACATATTAGATATACGCTTTGGTTCATGGGTAAAATGGAATTCAGATCCAATGGAAGCAAATCACTATACGATTTATGATGATGGAAATAATGTAAAACTGTATGCAGGTTCAAATACAGATGGCTATATGATTGAATTGATGAAAAGCACACGTAACGATAGTGGCAATACATTTAGATCGGTAGTTGGAACAAAGTTCTTTAATGGAAAGAAATTTGATGTTGAGAAGATTTGGCGCAATCCTACCCTTTGGTTTAAATATATTTTAAATGGAAGTATTGATTCTGAAATTTGGATAGATGGCACACGTAGAGTGGGTACTGCCTCGCTTGGTTCGCAAACAAGTGGTGCTGGTATGGGAGCTGATCTTGCAGGAGCTTTCTTAGCAGGTAGTATGGCGGCTACTGTAGCTGAAACAACAGTTAATGCAGATTCACCACGTGAACTATCAGGTCTTTATACCTCACGCTCTATTGGGTTCTATCTTATTGATGAAAATCTTAATTCAAATTGGCTCTTTATGGGATTACATTTATTATATACAGAGCTTGATGGAAAACCATTAAAGCAAGAATTTAAAGTAGAAGTTTCTTAAAGATATATGGATTCACAAAAACTAGCAGAGCATCTAAAACAACAATTTTTACAAGGACAGGGCATTACAACGCAACTTGCAGGTAATTATAATCCCTCTATTGAACGCTTTTCTGGTGGAGTAAATACAGGTACAGATATTGGTGTCCCACAAGGTACGCCAATATCACTACCAAAAGGGAATTGGCAAATCGGAGATGTATATAATCAAGCAAAAGGGAAAGGCTATGTAGGAAATAGTGAAAATAGTGGTTATGGTAATAGCGTAGTTGCACGTAATTTAGATAATAATGAATCATATCGTTTCTCACATTTACTACAGTCTATGGTTCAACCTAATCAAAAACTAAGTGGAGGAATTGTTGGATATAGCGGATCGACAGGAAATTCAACGGGACCGCACGTAGATATTGAAGTTGGTGGATTCAAAGATATATTACGAAATGTATCAAAGCCAACAAAGAAAAGTAACTATAGATCATCAAAGTTAAATCCACAAGACATATTGCAACGGGTTAAAAGGAAATTTGGTAGCAATATTATAGGTGTATCTAATAATGAAGATAGGCTAAAAGAAGCACAAAAGAAGTACGGTGGCACGATAAGAAGAATTACTATTTAAAATATTTGATATATATGATCGATGGTTATAAATGTTATGAATATTAGTTAATATTAAAACATATGGCATGGACTACAATACGACAAAACGCTGATGGATCTGTTTTGCAAATAGATACCGCTACAGGAAAATCAAGAACCACACGTGGCGCAGAACCACCACGTTTTCTAGTCCCTACACCTTATCAAGATCCTTCTAAAGGAGGTAATGTAAACGTACCACGTGGACTTCAAGGTCCAAGTATCGGAACAAATTTTATTGGTCCAATACGATCTGCACAAGGAGCAGTCATTGAAAGTGGTACTCGTTATAGTCCTTCACCCCGACAATCGCAGCAACAACCCCAACAGCAACAACAGCCCCGACAATCGCAGCAACAACAGCAACCGCAGAGAGATCAACAAAATAATTCTGCTCCTGCAAGAAGGTCATTTAATGAAGTCGTACCACAAAGATCAGGAATGAATTTTAGTAGTCTATTGCAAAGCTTCAAACCTACGCCAGTACCTTCGCCAAGGCAGAGTTTTCAAATGTCAGAACCGATGCAGAGTTTTCAAACACAAGCACCTATGCAGAGTTTTCAAACGTCAGCACAAGGCGGGGCTAGATTTGGTACTCAAGGATTTAGTCAGCAATTAAAAAATAATGCTGGTGGATTTTCTAGTCAACTGGGACAGAACTATTCTACAAATTCGACAAATAGACTTGGAACACCTACGCCAAGAAGAACTAATGTAACAGGTGAAGATTCGCTTGGTGATCTTCGCGGGAATAGTGGACCACAGTATGCAGCACCAAACAGAAATATCGGTAGTTATCAAAAAGGGCTTCAAGGTGATATAAATAAATTTAATGAAAATATAAATACACAGAATGATACATCTGGCTTATTTGATGATCCAGCACTACAAGGCGACTTCTATGCACTTGATGCAGGTGCGCAACAGCTAACAGATAATCTCCGTTTAATGTATGAAGAGGGTAGAGTATCGGAGGAAGAAACAGTTCAACAAATGGCTGAAATTGAAAGAGGTAGATTAACAGCTTATTATGACAAGATAAATCAAATTGCTGAATCTGAAATTCCTGGTATTAATCAATCATCTGAAAAAGCTCTTGCACGTGTAAGAGAAGGACTTGTTAAAGTTAAAACTTCAGCAGGGGAAGTACAACAAGATGTAACAGATACCTTTGGTGGACAAGTGAGGCGTATATATGAAAATTCACAAGCAGGACAAAATAGATTGAAAAATGTATATTCTGCTCTTGGCTCTGTTGAATCATCCGACTTTTTAGATAGATTGGGTTCAATTGAAAAGACAGCAGGTGAAGCAGCCGCAGATACAGAACGTGAGCTTGGAAGAAGAACATCTAATATAGGAACACAAGTGATAGATGCTGAAACATCCGCGCAACAATCAGAGAAAGATATTATTGATAATCGAGATGCTTTGATACGTGAAATTAGAAACAAGCAAGACTTAAATGGTTTGCAAAAGACTGAACAAATATCGGCTATCATTCAAAATTCTATGAACGCAATGAATGATATACGAAATCAATATAATAATAATCTT